TCAAATGACCCGGATAGACGTAGAGGTTACCACGTTATGGAAGATGACTTCCAAAGAAGTAATGAAACAGGTAATCCAGTAATCAATACATCAAGATATGGTAGTGATGAAAATACGCAAGAGTCAACTAGAAACGGTCAAAGATTTGGTCAAGCAGATTATTTTAATAATAACTCAAGCAATGGTGGTTACTTTTTAGATTATCAATCACACTTATTAGAAGACAAAGAAACTTACGCAATGGGTGACCCTGGTAATTTCTTTGGTTATGGTGAGTTAAACACAAACAAAATTCAATTCTACCAAAATTATGTGCCGGTAGAAAATAACTTTTTTGTAGATATACAAACATCTCCTTCAAATAAATTTAGAATGGATAATAGAGTTGCTAGTTCAACAATCGGTAGAAATTCTTTTGGTGGCGAAGGCGGTGGTTGGAGAACATTTACACACTTTAAAGAAGGATACAAATACAGATTTCATCAAAGAGACGACTCTAACAAAACATTCCCATTAGGATTTTCAACAACTGCTGATGGTATTCATAACTCAACACCAGGTACTTCATTAGCTGCTGATGAGGACGGACCATACTTTGTAGTAGGTACAACTTCAACTGGAGATACAGGTGTTTTCTATCCATTATATCTATCAGCTGCAGGTGCAAATGCTGAAGATACAAGATTAGGTGGTGCAGGTGCGAGTGCTGTTGTAAACTTTACAGAAATTACAAGAGGACCTAACAACGAAACGGTTTCAAATGAAAGTTCTACTAACTTTTATTTACCAGATATGATTGACTCAACTGCTGTTGACGAAAGAATATTTGAGGTTGCAGTAGTAGGTGGTAACCCTAGTAATCACCCATACTACAATTCAGGTTCTACTAACAAATATTCTATCAATGGTTCAACTGCTACAGCAGATGTAACCTTAAATTTAGTAGAGGGTAAAACTTATAGATTTGACCAATCAGACTCTACAAACGCTAATCACCCTTTAAGATTTTCTACAACTGAAAATGGAACACATAATTCAGGTTCAGAATATACAACTGGTGTAACCAAGGTAGGAACGCCAGGTAAGAAAGGTGCATACACAGAAATTAAAGTTAGAAAAGGTGCGCCAAAACTTTATTACTATTGTTCTCAACACGCTGGTATGGGTTGGTCAGCAGACACAATTACACCAAGTTCAAGAGCAAGAAGTTTTATACCTTCAAATACACCAATGTACAAAGGTGCTAACAAAAATGGTTTAGTAAGATACTTCTTAAATAATAAACAGGTAACTGAAACACAATATAAAGAAACTTTTGCTGATACAATACCAAATGAAGGCAATTCTTACACAGGAGATATGCCAGCATACACAACTGAAAGTGGTGAGACAAGAGGTGGTCAAGTATATTCTTGGAAGAAAAATCAAGATAGACAAGTTGAAATTTATATTCCTGTAGGTTTCTATAAGAAGAGAAGTCAAAAAATTTATCCTTTCTGTTTAGACTCAGCGGCAACAAAAGCAGATATGTATTCTGATTTAGGTTGGGACGTAGAAGAATCTTGGAGAGGTTACAAACATTGGGACAGATTACAAACAGGTATTAAATTTTGTGGTAAATATAATCCAGACCACCACTACAGCTACAATGATGTTGTAATTTACAGACCAGAAAAAAGATTATCAGATGGTGAAATATCACCTCAAGGTCCAACAGGTCTTTACAGATGTATTAGAGACTCACACGGCAGACCTCCTCACTATGGTCCTCAAGATGTTACCGTGTCGCCTTTAAGAACAAAATCTACAACAACAAGTGGTAAATTAATTAGAAAAGAATATCAAGAATACCCAGCACACATTCAGTCATACTGGAACGATTGGGAATCTTTTGGTAGACAAGTTAACCAAGAAGAAAATGCTAATGCTTGGTATGGTAACAAAGGTCCTATTCATTGGCCATATAAACATTACACTTCAACATCTATGAATGATGATAACGTTTACAGACATATTGATAAAAACGGTGTCGCTTGGGGTATTAACTATCCTCAAAACGGTTGGCAACAAGATGGTTCTTATTATGCTTCTTATTATCAAGAGTTAAACTTTAGATGGAGAGACTGGTGGAGAAGTGAAGATTTAAACTATACAGGTTACAACGAAAATAGAGGAAGAAATAGAAGTACGGTTAGAAAACCTTTAACAACACCTAGATGTGTTCAAATTCAAGAAGGTAGACAAGGTGCTTCAATACTATTTGATAACGGAGAAGTTTACACAAACGGTGAAAACTCAAATGGTGAAATGGGAGTAGGTCACGAACAAGGTGATAACTACGGATTTATGAGAGTTTTAGGTTTAGAAGATGTTAAAGTTATCAAAATGGCAGAAAGACAATGGTCAAACAATACCCACCACAAAATGGCGTTAGATGATTCAGGTTGTGTATGGGTTTGGGGTTATAATGGATACGGTGAGATTGGTGATGGTAGAACACAAAATAAACCAGCACCTTACAGAATACCATCAAAATATTTTGACAACGAAAAAATTATAGACATTGCTTGTACTGACCAAAGTTCTTATGCAAGAACAGCTAGTGATAATATTTACGCTTGGGGTAGAAACGGTAATGGACAATTAGGTGATAACACTACAACAGACAGATACAGACCTAAAAAAATGGCAAACTGGGATCCAAGTGCTAACAATGGTATCGCAGTATGGCAAATATCTGGTCAATCAAATAGTGTTTGGGTTACTTTACTAGACGGAAATGGTTATACTTGGTTTACAGGTCAAAATGACTACGGAAATGCAGGTAATGGTAATACTTCAAACTTATCACAATTAACTAAAATTGAGACAGCACCAAACGGTGACTTTGTTGACATATGGACTATGTATTGGAATGGTTACAAGTCTTCTTTTGGTAGACACAAAGACGGAACAATGTACGGTTGGGGTCATTCAGGTAGTTATTATGCTCTTGGTACAGGTCAAACTGGTAACCAAACATCACCAACGCAAGTTCAAAATGTAAAAAATTGTAAAGAAATTTCTATATCTTGTAGTTATTCAGATTATGCTAGAAGTTTTTGGGTTGAAGATAATGGACAGGCTTGGTGTTATGGTCAAAACTCCAGAAATGCTATGCTACACGGTCCGGCAGGAGGTAATTACCAACAAGACGGTACTAACTATTATCCATTTAGATGGTGGACGCCTGCTGGTGCGAGAGTTAGAAATATGCACATAACAACAGATGACCAAGGTTCAAGTTCATATGCAGGTGGTTATAGATATACAGATGAACACGGAAAAATTTGGTTCTGGGGTAGAAATAACTGGTGTACAGGTCATAACTGGTGGACACACGGTTGGACTTCAACAGATGGTTACGCATATAACCAAGGACACGGAAGATAATATAAATAGTATTAATACTAAAGGAGAAAAATAAAATGGCAAAGAAAGTTTTTAAACTAAAAGAAATTGCTCAAGAAGGTGATTACGTTCAGCCAGTAGTATCAAGTGGTACTGGTCCGATTTCACTTCAGACAATGGATGGTTTCGCTTTCTTCTCTTATGACGACTCGGAAGTAACCGTTGACGCTAGTGGCACTAACGCAAGTAAATATGGTGTTAAAGTTCTTGACGCTTCAGACGCTGATGACTTAGCAGATTTACAAGCATTAAGAAACACGGTATCAATTGCAATGGAAGTCGCAAAAAAAGTAGAAGATTTTGAAGCAAAATATCCAAAAGTTGTGATATATGACGCAATAATTAATGATGTTTCAGCAGTTAAAACAGCAGTTGAAACTCTAAAAACAGATGTAAATGCTATATACGCAAACTATGGTTTGCCAGCAATTGCATAATAAAATAAAAGGTTAAACAAAGATGGCTTTTGAATTAAACGAATTTAAACTTAAATGGCAAGGTCCTTGGAGAGATAGAACAGCTTACTCCAAGAATGACATTGTTATGTGGAAAGGAAAATCTTATAGATGTATAAGAGATTGTCCTATTGCATATACATTGTCAGGTGATTTCCTAGTTAACACATCAAACTATTCTATGGACCCAATGAGATTAGTCCAAAAGTCTTTTAGACCTGACAATCCAAAATACTGGCAATTATTTTTACGTTCAACAGATGATATTGGTGAATGGGAATTTTGGAGACAATATGAGCCAGGCGAAATGTGTTCAGTTGGTAGAAGAATTTATCAATGTATAAAAAGAACAAGACGTTATAATACTTGGGTTGAAGAACACAGAGGTGAGACTAGTGAATATTGGGTAATGATTTACGAATCACCATTTGCATATCCAGACAGAAATAGAACCGTATCGTACACTAACAGGACTCCTTTAGGTTGGAAGTACAATATGGGCAGAAACAATAATGAAATGTCTCAACACTATTCATTAGGTGTTATTATGTCTAACGGTGACGCAATGCGTTGGGGTGGTAATGATGATACCGGACTAATGGGGACAGGTGACCAAATGAGTGGTGATGGTAGACAAGGTAGACCACATATGACAGGTTTCACATCTATTGACTGGAGAACATCAACAGATAATAAAGATGTTGCAAAAGGTCACGAATTTACAGGACATATGGTAACACCAGACGCTAAATCTCCGAAATGTATTCAATGGTGTACAGGTCATAACTTTAGTATTTGGTTAATGAATAACGGTGAAGTTTATACTTCAGGTTACAATGGTCACTATCAATTAGGTTACAACGAAGGCGGTAACACAAACTCATCAAATAGAAGTTATACTAACAGAGTATCAGCGAGTGATACGGTTGATTGGTTAGGAGATACAATACGTTCTTTTAACGATACAAAAATGGTAAAAGTTGGTACAACTTCTCAAGGACACAATTCATCTGGTAAACAAATTTGGTCATTAGGTGAAGATGGTTCAGTTTGGATTTGGGGTTATAACAATGAGGGTCAAGCCGGTTTTGGTAATCCTAGTATTAATAACTCAACTGATACTAACGGTGGTTCGCCTTACTCATTTTCATTTTATTCAGGTAATATAAAAAGACCAATTAAAATACCTCAACAATTTTTTAACAACAAAAGAATTGTTGATATGTGGGGCTCAGGTAACGAAGAAATGTATTGGCACGCCCTTGATGAAGACGGTTACTTATGGGCTTGGGGACAAGACGTTTATGGTTGCCTAGGAGTTGGTATGAATTCTCATACTTCTCAAGGAACATATTACTACACGGTACCAAGAAGAGTTGAAGTTAATTGGAATATGTATGGTGGTATGAAACTATTACAACATTGGTCTTATGACGGACAAGGTCACGCAGGTACTTGGGTACTAGATGGCGAAGGCTATATGTGGTACACAGGTTACTTAACTAACGGACAAGTTCCAGGTTTCTTTGGTATAGGTGATAACACAACTTATTATCAAGCTCAGTTTCAAAGAGGTGATTTTCACTTAAACGGTGATGTTGATGAGTTCTGGTGTGGTGGTGATGAACACAAATGGATGTACATTAGACAAAAATCAACAGGTATGTTATGGGTAAATGATGGTAACTACGGAACATATGGTACTAGAGGTTCAAGAGTACAACAAGGTTATTGGTATAACTCTGGTGGTATTCACGGAATGTTCTCTCATTTAAGAGGACCAAAATACGTAAGATATATTCAAGGTCAAAATGCTAGTAGAGGTGATGGTTCATACATTTATGACTCACCAGGTATATTAGATGAAGATGGTTCAATCTGGTACGGTAATAACTATGGTTATAGATTCTTCCCTTCAATGTCAAATGATAATCCTGATAACAACTATAACGGTTATCAAATGGATGCGGCTCAAGGTTTTGAATCTAATACTGAAAACAGACATAGAAAAAGAAGAGCAACACAACCTTGTAATAGTAAAATTGTGGACTTTGGTTCATACGGTTATCCGACAGCAATGAATTATTACTTTAGAGACCAAAATGGTAAATTATATACAACAGGTTATCAACCAAATAACCAAACATATATGTTCTCTTTAATGCCTTACAGATATCAGTCAGCAACTGGTTCATCTTGGGGAAGTAATAACTATCGTGCTCATATGGCTTCATCGCCAGGTGATTAATAAATAGTTCTTGACTATTTTTATTATGGAGTTAAAATGTACAAAACGAAACAAAACTATTTAAAATTTCAATCACACGATATATTCGGCGATAAATTTCAATCATATCCAAAAGAAATGCAGGCAACATACTGGTATCAAGTATGGTGGATTATTAATCATTTTGAAACAATGATGAATGGTGTTGATTTTGAACATCACAATCAAAGTAAAATTATATTAGAAAAGTGGGAAAAATTATGGCCATTTCAAATTAGAAATTTTAAAATAGGTGACGCACCTGGTATGCCTAAAACACCTCATACAACAGATTTAATTCATAAATTAGGTGAAGATTATAATTTTAACACACCGGCAATGTTGATTAATAGAACATTTTGGAAAAAAGATTGGTTTTCTTATCAAGTTATATATGGCACAACCGTTGATTTGTTTAAACAAGTATTAAAAGTTAGTGATGAAGATATAAAAGCATTCTTAAAACCTTTAGCAGACTATAAACCAAAAGATTTTATATTACCAAGAATACGTGTTATAAGTGGATTTGTATCATTAGCTGATTACTTTATGAAAACAAAAGATATGTGGATACAAACAAAAGAGTTTGGCGACTGGAGAGAAAAAGATAATTTAAGAAAAATAGAACAATTTAAAAAATATGGCGAAGTTTCAGATGAAATACCTGAAGATTATCCTTTAGATAGAACAAAAATATTAGATACACGAAAATTAAATGATAGATGGAAAAGAGAAAAACCTTTTTTAGAAAATGAGTACGATTAATGGAACAAGAGAAAAAATATAGAATAAAAGAGTTAACTTGGGAATATCATAAAAATGCTGAAAGACAGCAGTTTGTTAAATTACTTTTATCAGGTAGTATAGATGAAAAACTATATGCAACTTACTTATATAATCAATTAAAGTGTTATTCTAAATTAGAACAATATTGTTTAGAAAGTTCTTTGTTTTTAGATACTTTAAATCTACCTAGAGCTGAACATATATTTTATGATTATAGAGCATTATGGGGAGATATCGGTACTCCGCCAATAGAAACTGAAAGCACAAAAGCATATGTTGAACATTTAGATACTATTAGAGGTGAGAATGAAAAACTATATGCTCACGTATATGTTAGACATTTAGGTGATTTATCAGGAGGTCAAATGATTAAAAGAAAGACACCTGGACCTAATAGATACTATATATTTAAACACAATGAGGCAAAAGAATATAAAAGAATTGTAAAAGAAAGAGTTGAAAGTTATTTAAATTTATATGAGGTAAACGTGTTGCCAGAAGCAATATTTTGTTTTGAAAGTGCAACAAAACTATTTAAGGAAATGTATGATTTGGGAAAGACTAATCAAGTGGCAAAATGAGACTATTGAAGTCTTAAATAAAAATCTGGTTGAATACAAAGAACCAGGTATGGAAAGATTCAACAATGAAAAATTAGGTTGGGTCAATAGAACGTGGAACAATAGGTACATTAGAAGAGCACATTTAGATGTTGTTGATGTAAGAGAGTCAAAAGGTTTATGGATGGCTCATTTATGCCTTATGCCTATGTTGACAAATGGCGGACCTATTTACGGTTTTGATATTATAGCAGGTGAAAAAAAAGTCACCGGTGCCTTTCACGATTTTAGTCCTTTATTACAAAAAGACCACCCATTAACAAAGTGGTTTATAGAAGAAAATAAATGGTTTAAACCTAGTAAAGAGAGAGAATTGCCAGATTGGGCTAAGGCTATCTTTTCGGGAGGTATGATAGCCGCTGGCAATGTAAGAGAAGAAGAAGAATTAAATAAGATTTGTACAATGGCAGTTTCTAATTTAAATAATTATATTGATAAAATTAGAAATCACGAAGGTGAGGCAGATATGAAAGAAGTAATTAAGGCACAAAATTACTACTCTGAACATCAACAAAAGAATCCTCATACGCCTAGAGTTATGCAATCTCTTGGATTACCTGAAGAAGACATTAAATTATTCTGCTCGGACAACCTATTTCCGTTTGTTTCAGAAAATCAACCCTACTTATAATAACTATTATAAATATACCAGAAAAGGGTATAAACAATGGCAGAACCAGCAAGTAGAGAAAATTTAAAACAATATGCTTTAAGAGCATTGGGTAAACCTGTAATTGAAATAAACGTTGATGATGACCAACTTGAAGATAGAATTGATGAGGCATTACAATACTTTACTCAATACCATTATGATGGTGTAAAAAGAACATATTTAAAATATCAATACACACAGGCAGATAAAGATAGAATGACAAGTGATTCAACTGAATCAGCAACTGCCGGTTCTGTTACCAATAGCTGGAAAGAGGGTCAAAATTTTCTTGCAATACCAAGTTCAATTATCTCAATAATTAATATATTTCCTTTTTCAAATAAAGGTAACTTAAATCTATTTGACGTAAGATATCAATTAAGATTAAATGACTTATACGATTTTTCTTCTACATCAATTATAAACTATGATGTAGTATTAAGACATTTAGATTTTTTAGACCACGTTTTAATTGGTGAAAAACCAATGAGATTTAATCAGCACGAAAATAAATTATATGTAGATATGGATTGGAAAAATGATTTAGAAGTAGGAGAATTTTTAGTAATTGAATGTTATAGAAAATTAGACCCAGCAAATAATACAGATGTTTTTAATGATATATTTTTGAAAAGATATGTGACCGCTTTATTTAAAAAACAATGGGGTGCTAACTTATCTAAATTTGGTGGTGTTCAAATGATAGGTGGCGTTACCTTAAATGGACAACAAATTTTTCAAGAAGCAATGCAAGATGTTGAAAAATTAGAACAAGAGATTAGAACAACTTATGAATTAAATCCAGCTATAATGATAGGGTAAAAATTATGGCAATCAACCATTACTTTCAAGGTGGCAAAGGGATTGGCAATACTGCCGAGAAAAGACTACACGAAGACCTTATCATAGAGGGATTAAAAATATACGGTCAAGATGTATATTACCTACCAAGAACATTAGTCAATAGAGATTTAGTTTTAGGCGAAGATACGACAAGTCGTTTTGACGACTCTTATATGATTGAAATGTATTTTGAAACTACTGAAGGCTTTGCAGGCGAACAAGAATTAATTAACAAATTTGGTTTAGAAATAAGAGAAGACACAACATTGGTTGTTTCTAAACGTAGATTTGAGGAACACGTTGCTAGTAAGGCAAATTTAATTGCAGTTGGCAGACCAAACGAAGGTGATATAATTTATTTACCTTTAATGAATTCATTTTTTGAAATTACTTTTGTTGAAGACCAAGAGCCATTCTTTCAATTAGGTAATTTACCAGTTTACAAATTGAGAGTATCAAGATTTGAATACTCTAGCGAAGAGATTAATACAGGCCAAGAGATACTTGACCAAGCTGAAGATAAGTTTTCACTAAACACTTTAAATCACAAAGTTGGTTTAGAATCAGGTCAAGTCGCATTAACAGGCGATGGTTCAATTGAATTAGAAGATGTATTTGATTATCCTACAGGTCAAAAGGCATTATTAATGTTAGAAACTTTTGAAGGCACAGAAACAATACAACAACAATCACCTTATGCAAAAAATTTAGATATGAACGCAGCTGCTGGTTATGATACGGTGGGTACAGCAGATGACATACTAGATTTTACAGAAAGAAATCCTTTTGGAGAGGTTGACGAATAATGTTTGGTACACATTTTTATAACGAGGGTATTAGAAGATTAACAATTGCTTTTGGTCAATTGTTTAATAATGTCATTGTACAAAATAAATCTTCAACAGGTGCAGTTACCAAAAGATATAGAGTGCCTTTAGCATATGCACCTAAAGAAAAATTTTTAGTTAGATTAGATGAACAATCTAATTTAGATAATAGACAATTTGCACAAAAACTTCCTAGAATGGGTTTTGAAATGACAGGTTTGTCATACGACCCTAGTAGGAAAATAAATAAAATGCAAAAGTTTAGACAAGTTAAGACCGGTGAAGACGGTAAAGTTTTAAACTTTAATTATACACCTGTGCCGTATAACGTAAATTATACCCTAAACATTTTCACAGCGACGGCAGAGAATGGATTAATTATTGTAGAACAAATTTTACCGTTCTTCCAACCTGACTTTACGGTAACTATTAATATGGTTCCTGATTTAGGTATAAAAAGAGACGTACCTATTATATTAAATGATGTTAATTATGAAGATAGTTATGATGGCACATTTACTACAAGAAGAGCTGTAATATATACATTAAATTTTACGGCAAAAACATATTTATTTGGACCAATGAGTAATCAAAAAGTTATTAAAAAGGTTCAAGATGATTTTTATACTGACACTAATACTGGTGCTAGTAGAACAAGAGAGGAGAGGATTATAATTACACCTAATCCTACAACTGCTGACGCAGATGATGATTTTGGATTTACGACAAACATATCGTTCTTCCAAGATGGTAAGAAATTTAATCCTAAAACTGGTGAAGATGAGTAAATTAGAAGATAATGTTAATGAAATTTTAGGTATAGAAAAGAAAAAAGAAGTTGCTATAAAAGACTTTGAACAACCAGCACCTGTACCTAGAAAAATAGATGAAAATAAAGATGATATAGATAATGATTATTCTCATAGTAGAGATAATTATTACAATCTTATTGATAAAGGCAACGAAGCTATTGAAGGCATATTAGAAATTGCCAAAGAGGGTCAACACCCTAGAGCATACGAAGTTGCAGGTCAATTAATAGGTCAAGTTGCACAAACGGTTGACAAACTACAAGACTTACAGAAAAAGTTAAAAGATTTAAAACAAGTGCCTAATAAAACAAGTGCTAATATAAAAAATGCATTGTTTGTAGGTTCTACAGCAGAATTACAAAAGATGTTAAATAGAAAAAAAGAAGATGAAATTATTGAAGGCGAAAGCGGACAACCACAAAAAGATAATACTGGAGATAAGTAAAATCCATTATATCAAATCTATGACACCTTTACCAGAGTTATTAAATGGTGAAGAGTTGCAAAACCCAATAGAAGTAAAAAAACATACAATATCTTTGCAACCAAGAAAAGGTGTAGGTGGTGTGCCATATGCAGAAAAACAATATTCTGTTTGGCGTGGTTCGCAGAGGGTACAAGCTGCATTAAAACTAGGTTATACACATATAGAAGGAATAGTTATCAATGAGTAATGACGCATATCTAGGTAATCCTAATTTAAAGAAAGTAAATACACCAGTTGAGTTTACTAAAGAACAGATATTAGAATTTGAAAAATGTTCTAAAGACCCTATTTACTTTATGAAAAACTATATACAAATAGTTTCTCTTGATTTAGGTTTAATACCTTTTAAGATGTATGATTTTCAAGAACATATTGTTAGAACAATACACGATAACAGATTCACCATATGTAAACTACCGAGACAATCAGGTAAATCAACAACCGTGGTTTCTTATCTTTTACATTATGCGTTATTTAATCCTAATTCTAATATCGCTATACTTGCCAATAAATCATCTACTGCTAGAGATATATTAAGTAGAGTACAATTAGCATATGAAAATCTACCAAAGTGGTTACAACAAGGTGTAATAAACTGGAACAAAGGTAATATTGAATTAGAAAACAAATCAACCATAGTGGCGGCTGCAACATCTTCAAGTGCAATACGAGGTGGTTCTTATAATATTATATTTCTTGATGAGTTTGCTTTCGTACCTGCTAATATAGCAGAAATGTTTTTTAGCTCTGTATATCCTACAATATCATCTGGTACTAAAACAAAATTAATTATTGTATCTACACCTTATGGTATGAATCAGTTTTACAAATTATGGACAGACGCAGAAAATAAAAGAAATGATTATGTGCCTATTGAAGTGCATTGGTCAGAGGTACCTGGTCGTGATGAAAAGTGGAAAGAAGATACAATTAGAAATACATCACCTGAGCAGTTTCAACAAGAGTTTGAGTGTGAGTTTTTAGGTTCTGTAAACACATTAATTAGTCCTGCTAAAATAAAAAACATAGTATTTAAAACACCAATAAAATCAAATGCAGGTTTAGATGTCTATGAAGACCCTAAAAAAGGTGCAACATATGTTTGTATGGTTGACGTAGCAAGAGGTGTTAATAAAGATTATTCTGCTTTTATAATTGCAGACGTTTCACAAATGCCTTATAAAGTGGTGGCAAAATATAGAAGTAATGATATAAAACCTATCTTATTTCCTCACACAATAGATAGAGTATGTAAGGCATACAATCACGCTCACATATTAGTAGAGACAAATGACCTTGGCCAACAAATTGCAGAGGCACTACAATTTGAATTAGAGTATGATAATCTATTAATGACTACACAAAGAGGTCGTGCAGGTCAAATACTAGGTGCTGGATTTAGTGGTAGAGGTTCTGGTTTTGGTGTAAGAATGACTAAACAAATTAAAAAGATAGGTTGTTCTAATATTAAAACATTAATTGAGAGTGATAAAATTATAATAAACGATTTTAACATTATTGAGGAGATGTCAACATTTATTAAAAAAGGTCAGAGTTGGATGGCCGAAGAGGGTTGTACAGACGACCTAATGATGTGTCTAGTAGTATTTGGTTGGTTATCTAATCAACCCTTTTTCAAGGAGATGACAGATACAAACGCCAGACAACAACTATATGAAGAACAACAAAATCTAATAGAGCAAGATATGTCGCCTTTTGGTTTCGTAGATGACGGTATTCCAGACTATGAGAAACCTGAAATAGACGAATATGGCACGGTTTGGCACCCGATTACACGTAAAGGCAACTAGAAACCCAGCTTATTATAAATATCAGTAGAGTATGAAATTTGACTATGGGCGTATGAATAATACGACTTTTGAATAAAATGAGTAAAAATAATTTGCAAATTAAGAAGGAGAAACCCTAATGGCATTTCAAGTATCACCAGGTGTTCTCGTACAGGAAAAAGACTTAACTAGAATTATACCA